GCTTCACCTTTACCGATAGCACCGACCATTGGTGAGCCTACGTTCAGGTTGAAGTCGTCCGGTAGTTTCTTACCGAGCATGGCATCTTTCTTGACCGTGTTGGGGTCCTTATTCTTTTTGAAGTTCTTCATCTTTCTCCTCTATTACGTTGTAGTGAACCGATCCATCCTTCTGATAAACCACCTTGTATCTATGGGGGACCATCTTATAGACGGTGAATTCTGCCCCATCCTCTGGGGGGATTGGGGTCGTAATACTGTCCAATACTTTATCCATTACCGCAAAAGGACTAAGGTTTCTATCTACAGCGCTCTCGAAGAAACGGTCCATTGCTCTGATGTGGCTGTTCGCCAGTAACATACTCTTCATTTTACACCTCCTATATAAGTGACACCTTATGGTTGAAAAAATAACCCTTCACTGTGTGGGATGAACCTCTAGCCCAGGCCTCTCGGCTCGGGGGGGTCATGGGGGGGCCGGGCACGGGTGCCGCCATGAGGGCGGCTGTAAGCCTCAGGACGGGCCGGGGGACCAGGACAGGCCTACTTGCACCGGATAGGTGCTAGAGGCGCCTGGTGGGCCGCTGAAGCGCTCAGAATACGCACTCTGGGCCAGGTTCAGAACCAGTAGACCCTCGACTGAGACCCTGGACAAGCTTGTGTGGGTGGGGCTGATCCCCATCTATAGCGCTAATTCTCGGACCCTGGAGGTTATCAAATAGACGCCTATAGTTATTGCATTTTCTTTTGCAAGGCCTCAGAATAGATGAGTCGCATTAAATAGCGACCTACTTATTAGACCTGGAGGGCCTTATGAGAAACAGTAAGCTACCTGTAACAGTGAAACGTTGGGTTGACGCTAACCCACACATTGTTGAGTCGGTTGAAATTGAAGAAGACGAATGGGGCGAAGCCCACGAAGGACCGTGGTCCATGTGGATTTACTTTCAACCTGGCTGGATCAATACAGCTACTGAGTGCCACATGATCCATGAGCCGACTGCAAAGTGTGTCCTGGAACATGCCACTATGATTAAGCCGTGCGACTGTGACGATTGCACAGAACTGAGAGCCGTCGTACCCCAGGACGAGGTGAGAACAGAACCGGAGCTACGTAACCCTATAGGTGAGCTAATATGAAATACACCGAAGCGTTTATATATGGGTTAGTTGGATTAAACATTGTTCAATTCATCGTCTACAATTACTTTATTTTAACTTTGGTCCGGTAGGACCATAGGGGGCATATTATGTATATTACTAACAGTACACTTGACTGGCGTTGGCTTGATAATCAATCGGCCTCATGCCTATCTACCTACATCCTAGAGCTAAAAGACAATATCCACTGGAGACAGAAGGACCTCAAGCGACTAATTGAACAGACTGAATCCTGGAAGCGACGCGAAAAATACCGGAATGAACGAGACCGGCTAATCGGGGGCCTGCAACAATTAGATCATATCCATGAATTCATAATGAAGGTGCACCATGACAACCATTGCACCGATATAACTGAATCTAACATTGTAGGTACTAAAGCTAATGATAGCTTTAACCCTGGGGGGACCAGCTGATGATTATAAAAGATAAGGACCTAGCCTATGCTGACCGGGTCTCGATTAGTCATCTATGGAAACGTATAGGCGATTCAATAATGAGGGCCTCAACTGGGACTCAGGTAGCTGACAGATACGCCGGTTTAGTTGAGGTCCGGGGATTAATTAATGGTGTCCTGGATGAGCTGCGTAAATCTATACTATCAGAACACCGCGACGATGCTCTCGAACACCACTCCCAAGCCGAGCCTGGAGCCGAGGTAACTTTTCGATTCAAGGGCCAGAATTATGTTGTGGACCTCGATGTATATGTACCTAACCGCGTCAATTGGAAAGCCGTAGCTGGCAACTGGTCCGACGAACCTATCTACGAGGCCATAGTCGAACACCATAGGGATACCAGGCCTGCAGTGCGGATCAATACCGGCACCATTGTAAGGTGACATTTAGAGCGCCTAGGAGGGCGCTCAATAATGTTACTTTTAGCATTCGGACCTGGACGCACCAGGGAAAATTGAGGGCTATATTATGTCGCACGAATTAGATACTTTTGCCGACGGTAGAGCTAGGATGGTCTACCAAGAAGGCGTCAATCCCTGGCATGGTCTCGGCCAGGTTATAACGGACCCATATAATATTCCGTTAACCCTGGAAGAGGCCGGTCTTAATTTTAAATATGTGGTCCTGGAGGACACTGTCCGGGTTCGTAATAAGCTAGGCCACACATTGACCGTAGAGGCCGACTACAACCGCACTGTAGTCAAACGGGAGACAAACCAGGACGATATACAGTTAACTGGTGTTGGGTCTCACTGGACCGCCCAGGGTCATCAACCGTCAGACCTCATTCAATTCTTTCAAGAAGTCTCTAAGCAGGTCCATGGCCATGCTCACATTACCACTGCCGGATCTTTGCGCCGGGGAGGTTGTGTATTCGGAGCTGCTAAGTTCGACAAGCAAGTCGAAGTGTTCGGCCAAGACCCGACTAACTTTTATTTAAATTATCTCATGTCGGTCTATAAGGCCTCCGACAAGGTGAAGCTATCCGGGGTTCAAGTGGTCTGTAATAATACTTTCGAGGCCGACTTTAACCGCGATAGTGGTAGTTCGATCAGCCTGCCGCACTATAAGGCGCTCGACAGTGAAGCGGTATCCAGGCTAGTCGATCAGATCGGCCTGGTTGATCTTGATTCTGTACAAGCTGACCTGGAGCGAATGTCGCGGACTCCGTTACGCTCACGAGGTGACCGGGAAAACTTTTTCCAGGTTGCGCTAGTGGGTCCTGGTGTTGTTTCGCTTGATGAGAAGCGCCAGAAAAAACTGGAACGCGAACTATCCGAGCTCGAACAATGCTATTTGGATTCACCGGGCCAGGACCTGGATGTTCGACGTAAGAACGCATACGGGGCATTTTCAGCGGTCTGTAACTGGGTTGACTCACCGGACCCTAAGCAAGCGGTTGGGCGTCGTACTACCGTTGAGGGTAAATGGTCTTCAATTCTGTACGGGGGTTCTTTCGATTCTGGGCGCAGCATTAAAGCTCGTGCCTGGGACCAGGCCATGAGCCTTGCGGCTTAGTATCATAGGGTGGCTACTCTGGACTTTAATCATTGCATCTGGACTGGTACTCGGAGTAATATGGGTCCTGGTCGAGATCCTGGAGTGGATCACCGGCAATAATGATTAGCGCCGTAGCCGGGGGCGCAAATACCTGGCCTTTCCTCCCTTTTGGCCCTCTTCACCGGGGGCCATTTTTTTATCTTTGGTCCTGGGGTCGGGCGATTCTAAGGCCATTGACGGGCCGATATCTGAACCCATACAGTAACCCCTACCATACCCCGAAACGGCTAACCTGGAGTATCTGAAGTGGTTATCCTGGTAACCACTGGGGTCCGGGCCAATCTGAGCTTAGATTATGACCGGTATCTAACTATATATTAATAATATATTAAGTATATATCTCGAGAGGTTAATTTGATTTTTTTTTGTACCCCTGGATCGACGCCTCTGGGCTGCCTGCCATCAAAAATCCCGGAAAGCCACCGTCACGATGGAAAAATCCCATAAATGCTCTGTCACGATGGAAAGTCCTCAGAAAAATTGTATTTTTTTCGCTTGTAAGCCGTCTTCAACTTCAACCTCTTCGGTTTATAAATAGAATTCTTGGCTACTAGGTTTCTGTGTCGAGTGACAGCTCTATTCTGTTTTGTTGTTTCTTTGTGCACTGTACTGGAAAAGGTGATCCTAGTAATGGAGAATAAGCATAGCTATCAATAAGACGTAGGTGCCCTACGTCGTAGCTTCCAACTTGGTAGTGTCCAATCGTATTATCACCCACGGATTCCCGGTATATGGAGGCTCCGCCCAGGCCTGCCCTTTACATGGCACTCTAACGGCGTTTCAAAGGGACCGTCTTGAAGTCCCCGATTGTACACTTCAGCTTTCTACTCGATGGCAGGACCTTCACCCTGCATAATTAGATGGTCGAGTAACCATTTCTTCTATATAGTTAAGTAATAACTCCTATCTACTTGAAAGTAAAAGGTAAATTGGTAATTTTTTTTTATTGAAATAATTCCACATAGAATATATACTTAATATATAATTGTCTTATCAAAGCACTAGGTTATTTTACTAACGGTAGGCCGACTGGAGTCTTTTTTTTTTGAGACTAGGGTTCTTTTTTTAACCACTGAACTGCTTACCATGCATTATAGACTACACCGCCATATTAAATCAATGCGAAGCCTCCGAAAGGAGGTCTTCGTAAGACAAGAGAAACAAGGCTCTGTTCCTATCGACAACATCAGGAACAGGGCGCTACGCAAGATAGAGCAGATACAGAAGGCCAAAGCCCCCCCTCGACAAAAACAAAGAGTTCTCGAAGAGGCTCTTTCTATCTATCAGAGCCTCCAAAGGGTTGAGGTTCCCGAGCGACAAGACTATAATTCACACAGGGAGGTTTCCCTGGCTGGGCCAGCACCGTACCTGCATTCAGGTGGGATGGGTTATCAGACAGTATCCTGGAAGTATATGGGAGCATCTGCAGATCCTAATAAAAAACCATACTATGACCAGTGGTTTAGGTCCCCGGCCTGGAGAAAGAAGTGGGGGAAACCAGGAACTTTGGAAGACTCTGGATATTGGGTTTATAAGGAGAAATAATGGAACTGACCCCTGAGCTGCTCCAACCGTATATTGAAATTGAAAATGAACAGTCCATCAAAGGAGCCAATGAGTACACAAAAGCAGTAATAGACAAGTGTGTCTACGCTGAGGAAGCACAGGGAGTAAAGCTACCTTGGGGCTCTCCCGACAAGTTCCGTTTACGGAAAGGGGAGTGTACGATCCTAGCCGGGATCAACTCCTCGGGGAAATCACTGGTCGCTGGACAGATTCTTTTGAATGCCATGGAGCAGGGGGAGAAGTGCCTCTCGGTTTCCCTGGAGATGGACCCGGTGTCTCAACTCAGTAGGATGTACCGGCAAACCTCCTTGTTACACCACCCAACCCTGGACTTCGCACTAGAGTTTGGGTTTTGGAGTAAAGATAAACTCTACTTCTTCGATAAGATGGGGAGCGTAAATCTTATCAGGCTAATGGCGTCTATTCGTTACTCTTTAGACCATTTTGGCACCACGTTTGTGCTGATCGACTCTTTAATGACCATCTCAGGTATTGCCAACGATGACTACACTGGGCAGAAAGAGGTGGTTTGTAACATAGCAGATGCCTGCAGGGAACTAGACATCCACTGCATTCTCGTATGTCATGCACGTAAGTCCGGGAGTATTAGAGATCGCCTTGATCGTTTTTCAATCAGAGGAGCAGGCGAACTTTCAGATCGAGTGGATAACGTATTACTTTTGGGCCGGTATTATTCCCATGATCCAGATGACCCGGACGCCTACCTGAACATTTCAAAAGCTAGGCACTGGGACATGGCAGAGCAGGAGTTTGATCTTTACCTTGACCTTGCATCTCTCAATCTCATGGAAGAAAATCAAAAACCAAGAAAAATCGAAATGGAAACTAGTGATGAGTGACAAACCCTGGAAGAAATTTGAACGACGAGTAGCGGATGTATCTGGTGGAAAAAGAATACCAATCAACGGTAGGCAGCAGTTAGACGTTGACCATCCTTACCTCGGTATTGAATGCAAGTATCGGCAACAGTTACCCGAGTGGTTATTCGGGGACAAAGGCGCATGGGGCCAAGCGTCTGTTGGTTCCAAGAAAGATGATCTTATCCCAACTATTGTAGTAGGAGCAAAAAACTCAACTGATATGTTTGCTATAGTAAAATTAGAAACTCTGGTAGAGTTACTTGCAATGGCTCTCGACGAAGAATATATTCCAAGCAACTCTTACCCAGCCCCTATATTATGAAACCGTACCACTTTATTGTTTGCAAGGTGAGGGGTTGCGTCCAGTTGAATGACAACCTCTATCCTATGTGTAACAAACATAAACAACCGAAATCAGAAGGTGTGGCTCCCGTGCCTTCTTATCGGCCCTCCAAACCTCAACGGGAGCACCCTAATGACCTTTAGAACCACACTCGGGGAGACCGTCTTCAGACAGAAGTACGCCTCCAACCAATTTGAGCAATGGCCTGACCGTGTTAACACAATAGTCAATGACATCTGTGGCAACCGGAACGGAACAACTCACCACATCATGGCCAAGAGCGATCAGGATCACTTGGCTAGGGTGATGACCGAATTTAAGATGATCCCTGGTGGACGTTATATCTACTACGCAGGGAGAGATCCAAGCGCTTTATTCATAAACAATTGTTACCTGTTACGTTTAGAGGAGGATACAAGAGAAGAATGGTCAAACGTCACACAGAGGGCGATGAGCTGCCTTATGACTGGCGGTGGAATTGGAGTAGATGTAAGTGCTGCCCGTCCAAGTGGACGTCAACTACGGCGAACGGGAGGTGTTGCTTCGGGGCCGATTCCATTACTGTACACTATAAACGAAGTGGGCAGGAACGTGATGCAGGGAGGGTCAAGACGATCCGCTATGTATGGGAGCCTAAACTGGCAACACGAAGATGCAAAACATTTTCTGACTTTGAAGAACTGGCACATGATGCCGATAGGAACCAGTGGGATGATGATTTCTGAAGCCAAAGAGCAAGACTTCAACTACCCTGCTCCACTGGACATGATGAACATCAGTCTGAATTATGACGATGCGTTTCTGAAGGAACTGGAAACCAAACAGCTCCCGGATATATTTATGCAGAACTGCCGACAGGCCCTGATGACAGGGGAACCTGGATTTAGTTTTAACTTTGGAGAAAAAGAAAATGAAACCCTTCGAAATGCCTGCACAGAAATTTCCAGCGAAAATGATTCTGACGTTTGCAATTTATGCTCTGTTAACATGGCAAACATCGAAACGATTGAAGAGTTTAAGGAAGTGGTGCAGGTGTCTTCAAAATTTCTGGTGTGTGGGACGCTTCGAGGAACCCTCCCCTACGAAAAAGTTAAAGTGGTTCGGGAGAAAAATAGGAGACTCGGGCTAGGTCTAATGGGACTGCATGAGTGGCTCCTGAAGAGAGGACATCCCTATGGTATGTGTGATGAACTGAAGCAGTGGCTCAAGGTTTATCGTGATGAATCAGAACATGCAGCCAATGAACACTGTGATCGGTTCTATGTGTCTAGGCCTAAAGGGTACAGAGCTATAGCCCCGACAGGGAGTATCTCAATCGTCGCAGGAACCACCAGCGGAATAGAACCCATTTACGCAGTTGCTTATCGCAGACGTTACCTTACGGATGGAACCAAATGGAAGTATCAGATTAGTATTGACGGCACTGCTGAGTCTCTTATCCAGGGAGGGATCGCCCCAGACAAAATTGAAACCGCACTAGACCTTGCTGCTGAACCCGAAAGGCGTATCAAGTTCCAGTATGACGTACAGAAGTATGTGGACCATGCGATCTCAAGCACCCTGAATCTGCCAGCCTGGGGAACGGAGCTGAACAGTGAAGGGAGTGTGGAGGGATTTTCTAAAATCGTTGCTAAGTATGCACACGGTTTGAGAGGGCTGACCTGCTATCCAGATGGATCAAGAGGGGGACAACCCATTTCAGCCATTCCATATGAGGAAGCTGTACAGAAGAGAGATGTAGTTTATGAAGACAACAGTGAAGAACAATGCTTATCAGGGGTGTGTAATATATGAAAATTTTAATTACGTTGTTAGCAATCGGGATGTTAGTGGGTTGCTCCTATGCAACCCGGCTCAAGGTGGGGCAATACGGGGCAGCACACACGGCCTCAATCACCAAACATGGATTTGAGTAAGCACAAGCGCTGGGAAAGCAAGGAGTACCTGAAGTTTGTTCAGACTCTCCCTTGTGCTGACTGTAAATCCGAAGAGAACGTGGTGGCCCATCATTTAAAGGGTAGGATGGCACCATTCAGTGGGGGAATGGGGTACAAGGCCAGTGATATGTTCACGATGCCACTGTGCCCTGAACACCACCGAGAAATGCACGACACTTCCAATTTAATAGATTATCAGATATACTTCATATTCAGTACATTGGATGAGGCTATGCGTAAGGGAGTGCTCGAAGTAGATCGGGATGCGATACGGAAAGCCATAGCCGATACTCTGTAATGATTTCAGACGACGAAATTGAGAAGGCCGTGGACTTTATACGAGACAACGCAGGCAGGGCAGCTCAGGCTAGATCTGACCGCCTACATTTGGAGGCTTTCAGGAAATCAAAACATGCCATCTTGTTTGGGAAAGCTGGTCCGGGAACTGTAGCTGCATCAGAAGCATGGGCCTATGCCCACCCGGAATATATTGAGTTATTGGAAGGGTATAAGATTGCCATAAAGGAGGATGATGAAATAAGATGGCTAATGGAGGCCGCAAAACTAAAAATAGAAGTCTGGAGGACCTTCCAGGCAAACCAAAGGGCAGGTACTATTTAATGACCGCCCAAGAAATTTTAGAGGATGCAGAAAACGCTCAGGCTTGGGCGCACCAACAAGAAATTATTCAACGTCAACTAGAGGAGTCTAAAATGGCAGCATTTGAACAGAAAGACAACGAGGGCGCACTCTTCAGGGAAGAGAACAAGAAGAGTGACAATCACCCAGACATGACGGGTAAAGCGTTGATCGGAGGTACGGAGTACCGTATGGCTGGTTGGACCAACACCAGTAAATCCGGGAAAAAGTATTTGAAGTTAAGTTTCTCCATCCCACAGGATAGCGGCAGCCGAAGCCAAGAACCAGATGAGGATGACGTACCGTTTTGACTACACACACTATTGAATACCACGACGGCACCACTGTCGATCTGGAGTTCTCGGAAAAGAAACACTCATACAGTGTTGATGGTAAGTATGTTCCAGCAACCACCACGGTTTTAGATAACATAGCTAAACCGGCCCTCGTCCCCTGGGCAGCCAGCATGGGGGCACGGTGGTTCCTTGAACACCAAGAAGATGAGCTGTCCCCTGATGACATGGCTAAGGGGATCAGAAATGCCCACTATTCCTCCAACAGGGAGGCTCTACAGATAGGTCATCAAGCTCACGGCTATTGCCAGAACGCCATTGAGTGGAAGCTAGGGATAAGGAAAGAGGTTCCCTCTATGCCACCCCATGAAAACGCTGTTAACTCTGTCAACGCCTTCAGGAACTGGGTCAAGGAACATGATGTCAATTGGTTTGCTGCAGAACAGAAGGTCTACAACCGGGAACACAAGTATGCCGGAACCGTAGATGCCGTAGCCGAGGTTGATGATGAGTTCTGTGTAATTGACTTTAAGACTTCCAAATCTATCTACTCCTCTCATCACCTACAGTGCGCTGCTTACGCTGCCTGCATAACTGACATGTATGGTAGAGAGGTAGATTGTTCTTACGTGCTTCGCTTAGACAAGCTCTCGGGTGAGTTTGAGGCGGCTAAATCAACTGAGCTAGATGATAACATTAGAGGTTTTCTTGGGTTCCTGGCAGGCTATAGGAGGATTATAAAACTTGAAAACAGAAATGGATGTTGACACTCTTATAGGAATGTTACTTTTCCATACTTCTTCCGCAATAGCGGTGGCATCTATCCTGGCTCAGAAAGGAGAGCACCTGAAGAATGTTGATGAAGCTTTGCAAAAGGCTGCCAATGAATCCGGCACTGTAAATGAACAGGCCCTTTGGGAAACTGTCAGGGACTTCTTCAACCCTGAGATCAACAGCGTTCTTAGAGCTGTGGAAGGCACTACTGTAGTGGAGTTCCCAACCAAAACGGAGACAGAGGACATCATAACCCAATGAAGATTCAGTTAACATGGTATGAAGCGGAAATGGCTGCCAAGGTAGGCATGGCCCGGTCCTTTAGCAGTATGAGGGCAGGCCACAATGCATTCAAACATGGCCTGGGAAGGGATGAGGGTGGTTTGTTTGATATGAATATCAAGGGAGCTGCAGCAGAGTGTGCTGTAGCCAAAGCGTTAGATGTGTTTTGGGATGGTAGTGTCGATACCTTCCATGAGAAGGCAGACATCGGTGAGGATATTGAGGTGCGCTCTGTCAAAGATGCACAGAGGCATTTGTTGGTCAGGCCCGAGGACCCAATAGAAGATAGGAACTACGTGTTGGTAGTGGACTTTTGGAGAAAGGGTGGTGAACCCACTTACCTCATACAGGGTTGGTTACCAGGGGAGGAGTGTGTCCAGGAGGAATTCAAAACTGATTTTGGTAGGCCAGAGAGACCTCCTTGTTTTGGTATTCCAGTATCTCGATTACGCCCCATCAGCACTCTGAGAAAACTGGCGATAGATAAGATGGATGAAAGACTATAGTAACTGGAAGGAAAAATATGATAAAGATCAAGAAAATAGGAGGTATCACTTTGCTAGATACTGTTGGATAAA